TCATGGGCGTACCTCTTTGGTCAACGGGAAGTGCTTGCAGCCGATGTCGCGGCGGATATTGCACCGCGGGCAGGGTGTGCGATCGGGTTCGGGGTGGCTGCGCATGAACGGTGCGGCGCCGACGGGCGGCGCCGATCCGCGTTGGCTGCGGATGGAGCGGGCGGTGACGGCGCAGGCCGCCCGGTCATAGCCGGGCAGCGGCGCGGCGACGCGCACGAAGCTGATGCGGAGAATATCGGGATTGCTAGCCCAGCGATTGGGCGCGGCGGGCCGGGCGTCGCCGAAGGCCGCATCCTGATCCCAGCGTTGAATGAAGGCGTCGCGATCCTTCCAGCCGGCGGCGAGCAGCTGCGCCGCCTCGCCTGCCGCGTCGTGGAGCGGCAGGCGCGCGATCGCCGCGATCACCAGGTGCTGGCGGCGCCAGGCCTTGGGCAGGACGCGCGCGGCCTGGCGGCGGCCGAGCTCCGCCGCGTGGCGCGCGAACCAGAGCGCGTCGTGATCGGCAACGTAGACCGGCGCGACATCGTGGCCGGTCGCCCTGGTCGGTTTCAGATGAGCGAACGCCTTGGGCAGATGAAAGGGTTCGCGCACCCAGAGCAAGTCGCCGGCCTGCAGCACCGACAGACGGCCGAGCGGTCGGAGCAGCGTCGTCATCGTGCCCGCGATCAAGGCGCCAATTTCGGGTTGCCGGATCGAAATCGGCTGAGAAAGCGGCCTCACCTGGTCAGCCCTCCGCCTGGGCGAGCGCGCCGAGATCGCCGCGGCGGGCGCGGTCGAAGGCGCGGGCTTCGCTGTCGTCCTCGTCGTCGCCGGCGAGCGCCTGTTGCAGTTCGGACCAGGCCGCGGCGATCGCCCGGGCCGACGCTTCGGCGAATTTGAGATTGGGGTTCGCCGCCATTTCGAGCAGCACGGTTTCGCGCCATTCGTTCTGCGGCGTTTCCGCCAGCATCTCGATCAGCATGAGCGCCTGTTCGCCGTCCTTCCAGATCAGCGGATCGCGCCTGGCCGTCAGTTCGGCGACGAGCGCCACGATGCCGGGAAAGATCGTGCCGGCATAGCGAAGCACCTGACCCGCGAAACCGTTGGCGAGAATGTGCAGGCTGGCGCGGCCGCGCGTCGCGCCGTGGCGCTTCCATGCCTGCTGGATCCCGCCGATGTTGCTCACCATGCCCGGCTTCCATCCGGTCGGGTTGGTGGTGGTCGCGATCGACAGGCCGACCTCGTCCATCGCGCGCGCGATCGCCGACGCTTCGCTGTCGCCGCTGGCGACCGCCGCCTTGAAGACGTCGAGCTTCGACAATGACCGCCGGCGCAAATTCAGGTGGACGAAATTCGCCGCCTCGTCGGCGCGATCGGCGAGGTCGAGGATGACGCACGGCAAGTGCGCGATGTCGCGCCGCAGCTTGGCCGCGGCGAGCCGATGCTGTCCGTCGATGACGAAGAGCCCCCCCCCATCTCGTTTCGAGACGACGAGCGGCTGGCAGAGATCCCAGTTCCAATGCGCCGCGATCTGTCGGATCAGGCTTTGCGACGGCCCGTTCTGGATCGACCGCTGATAGGAGGGGTCGATCATCAGCTGGCCGGGCGTGGCCCATTGCAAAACTGGCGGCGTGCCGAGAACGGGATTGCACTTCAAGCGATCGGTACCGGTCATCGCGATTCCTTCCCTCGATCAGGCCTGCGGGCCGACGTTGGCAGGCGGGCTGATGGTGTTGACGGCGGCGGCGTAGGCGAGGCCGAGCATCGCGGCGGCCAGCAGGATCAGGGCAGCGCGGACCAGACCCGCGGGACCGTCGAACCAGTCATCATGGTCGTCGTGCGGTTCGATCATCGCGCCGCCCCGCTGCGCGCCAGCCACTGGTCGCGATGCGCCGGGCAGAGATCCTTGCCGGGCGCCGGCGTGTGCGCGCAGCTGCTGCAGATCGGCGTGTCGCAGGTTCCCGAGCGGCGCGACCTGACCTTCCAATCGCAGAGCCTGCCGGCGGGCTTTCCGCACGCGCATTTGCGCCGGCTCCGGCGCGGGCCGCAGGCGATCGCGCGGCCGCCGCCGGGAAGCTGGACGGTTTCGCAGGTCATGCAGGCACCGCGGGCACGAAGACCGCCTGCCAGGCGGCGAGCAGAATCATCGCGGCAGTGAGGCGGCGGAGCCAACGGGCGGCGAGGGGCCAGAGGGTTCCGGTCATTGCCGCACCAGCGACGGCGCGGCGTGAAGCGGCGCCTTCCCTGCATTGAGCCGTTCGGCGTCCTCCATCGCATTGCGGAGAAGCACGATCTGCGCCTCTATGTCATCGCGATCGAGGATTTGGACCGACGCCCGACCGCTGCCGTCCGATGTAACGATCGCGGCGAAATGCCCTTCGGCCAGGGTCACGGTGTGGATCGCGACATCGGTCATGACCAGGCAAGGCTGCATCGTGCCGTCGTGCGTGAGGCCCATGATGATGGGCGGAAGCGATCGCGCGCGGCTCACGACACCGCCTCGCGCACCTTGGCGGCGTTGGCGCGCCCGCGCAGGGTGGTCTTCACCTTTTCGCGCTGGGCGGCGACGGGATCCGGCGGCGGTTCGGGAGGAGCGTCGGCCGGAGCAGGATCGGGGCCGAAGGCGAGGATCGCGGGGAGCCAGCGGGCGGCGCGGTCGCGCATGTCGGGGTCGCGGCGGTTTTCGGGGATCAGCGCGGTCGCGGCCGCGATCGTCAGATCGGCATCCTTCAGCTTCGTCATGCCGGCGTGCGTGTCCTGGTCGACGAACGGCTGCGCGGCGGCAAGACGGAAGAGCTTGCCGAACAGGCCGAGCCAGTGGCCGGTCGGGGTCCACCAGCGGCGGAGCTGCGCGGCGTCGGCGCCGCAGGCGCGCGCGACGACGTCGTGCGCGGCGATGCGCCAGCCCGGGGTGTCGGCCGATCGCAGCAGCGCGGCGCCGGCGACGATCGCCTCGGTCCGGCGGCGCGCGTGCGGCGGCAGCTCGAGATAGAGCTGAAGGCTGGCGGCGGGATCCTTTTCGACCATGAAGTCGGCTTCGCGCAGCTCGGCGATCGCGGCCTGCCAATCCTGTTCGGCGACGACGTCGTGCCCGAAATCGGGCCACAGGCCCACGGGCTCGCGATCATTGTCGTTCCATTCGTCGACGATGCGGCGCATGCCGGTCTGCGATGCGATCGCGCTGGCGAACAGCGCGCGCGCCTGGGCCCAGACGAGATAGTTGCGGGCGACGTGGCTGGCCGGGCCCGTCGACGATTCGAGCAGCAGGCGGCGCAGCAGCGCGCGGCGCAGCGAGCGGACGAGCTGCAGCCCGTCGGCGGTCAGGCCATATTCGTCCCTGGCGATCGCGCGGCCATATTGCGCATAGTCGCTGTCGGGCATCGCCAGCGCTTCGCCGGCGTGGACATTGGCCCCCACCCTGTCCGCTGACGGCGCGGACGGCGTGGGCGCCGGTTCGGCACCGCCGCGTTCGGCCGCACCCTTGGCGGCGCGACTGGCCCACCAGAAGCGCGTCAGCAGTTCGCCCTCGTCGCCGATATCGACGGTGGCGACGACGTCGCCCGCCGGCAGCTTGCCGTTGGCGCGGATCTCGAGCGGCTGATCGGTGCGCCCGGCGAACTGGGGCGGCTGGGGCACGAACCGCAGGTCGGGGCGCTTGATGCTGTCGCGGATGCGCGCACGCTCCACGTCCAGCCGTTCCTCGACCAGGCGGCGGAGCAGCTCCTCGTCGGCAATGCGGACGCGCGCGTCGCGGCCGTCGGCGAAGAGGTCGGGTTCGATCGCGCCGCCGCGACCGAGATAGATCGCCTCGCCCACGAACAGCAGCAGGCGCCGGGTTTCGTGATCGCCGACCTTGAGCGCGGCGCGGATGCGCGACGCATTGTGGATGTAGGAAGGCTGGTGCGCGAGGCTTTCGAAGACGAGCAGCTGCAGCGCCTGATCCTCGGTCGCGGCATAGGCCATGGCGATATCCGAGCCGAAGTCGCCCGCGCGATAGGCGGCGAGGATCGGGGGCGCCAAACGGCCGAGGCGGAGCTGGCGCGCCACCCAGTGGCGGGTCTGGCCCAGATTGCCGGCGATCGCCTCGACGCTGTCGCCGCGATCGACGGCCGCGGCGATCGCGGCGTGGACCTCATATTCGCGGAGCTGGCGGCGCAGCAGGTTTTCGCCGAGCGACATCTCCGTGATCTCGGCCTCGGACCCGGTGAAGACCGACGCGGTGATCGGCCAGTCGGCGGGAAGCCGCCCCGCCTCGATCAAGCGGCCGATCGCGCGCAGCCGGCGGCCGCCGCCGAGCACACCCCATGGCGTCGGCGCGCCGTCGCCGGCGGCATGGACCACGAGCGGCTGCAGCAGACCGCGGCGCGCGATCGACGCCTCGAGCGCATCGGTCGCGTCGGCATCCTCGGCATTGGTGCGGACGTTGAGCGCCGATTTGTGGAGTTCGGCGTAGAGGAAAGTGCGCGGCGGCGAGACGGCATCGAGCGCGTCGCAAATGTCGACGTCGATCGTGTCGGCGGGGTCGGTGACGATGGCAGGGGAACCGGTCATGGCAGGGTCCTTTCCAATCGGGCGGCGAGCGGGGCCGGGATTTGCTTCAGCTGGTCGAGGAAGGCGGCGTCGGCCGCGTCGGCCGCGTCGGCGCGCGGGGTCAGCTTGCGGAAGCCGCGGGCGTCATAGCTGCGGCGTCCGAAGCGGGCGAAGATCAGGAAGGGGCCCGTACCGCCATCACCGCGTGCGACGTCGCGAACGGCGTCGACCATGAAGACTTCGCCCTGAAGTGGCCCGGGGCCGAGGCCATTGCGGAGATTGAACCACACACCGGCGACGACGCATTCCGCAAGATCGCCTTCGTGCCAGCTGTGGCTGTCGAGAATCTCCGCCGACTTGCCGATCCCAAGCGCACGCATGACGGTGTGGATGAACCGGGCGGCCATCAGTCGATCCCCAGCGCGGCTTTGTAGACGTCGAGGATCGCCTCCATTTCCTTGCGGTCGTGGACGGGCATTTTGCGCAGACGGATGATCTGGCGCATGATTTTCGGGTCATAACCGTGCGACTTCGCCTCGTTGTAGGTGTCGCGTTTGTCGTCCTTGAGGCCTTTTTCTTCCTCCTCGAATCGTTCGATGCGCTCGATGAACAGGCGCAGCTGGTCATCGCTGGTCGATGCTTCGCTCACTGGCTTTCTCCCATGCTGGCGGTCGTCTCGACGACGCGCATGCCGCTTGCCTGGCCGAAGGCCACGAGGCCCTTCAGATTGATCTCCATCACGCCGATCGCGCTGCTGAGCGCGGCCGACACGATGGCCATTTGGGCCGGCTCGATGCTCGCCCGAGCACCCGCGCGGTCGATCGCCGCCACGGCGTCGTTCACGGCGAGGGTTGCGAGGTCGGCGATTTCGTCGATAGCGGCAGGGGGAAGCCCGCCAGTCAGAAACGCCTCGCGCAGCGACGAGCGGAGCGTGTCGGGCACGATCAGGCCGAGCGGGCTCACTCGCCCGCCTCCGCGCGCCGGGCGGCGGTGCCCCGGATCATGATGCCGAGCATCGACGCGTTTGTGTTGTGCAGGATGTGCGACGTCATCGACATCGCGGTCGAAAGGACCACGAGCTGGGCCATGCCCTCGGGCACGCGGGACGCGGTCCGGTCGATGGCGGCCACCGCCTCGCTGATGGCGTGAAAGGTCAAGTCGACCATCGCCTCCGAAGTCATCTCGAGGCTGGCGGGCAAGGTGGAAAACTTCCGGCGCAGCTCGGCGCGAAGCTCCTCGGGGGTTTCGAGGCCGAGCTTGCTCACGCTTCCGACTCCGCGAGCACCGGCATCCGCGGCCTGAACCGGTCGAGCGCGTCGCGGCCCGCGAGCAGCGCCGCGCGCTGGCAGGTGGCGCCATGCGCCGAGCGCGGTTCGCACATCGCCAGCGCGGGCAGCATGTCGCGGATGACGTCCAGCAGCTGGCCGACGACGGGGTGCGGGATGACGCGATCGGCCTGTTCGACCAGCGTCACGGCTTCGTCGGCGGCCTGGAGCGTGATGTCGGCGAGATCCTGCGCGATGGCGGCGGGGGTGCCGGGGCATGCGAGGAAGAGATCGAGCAGCGCGGCGCGCAGGCCGTCGGGAAAGGGGGCGGTGATCGGCGTCATCGGGCGAGCTCCGGTTCGGGCGCGGCGCGGTCGCCGGCGGCGAAGGTCGCGTCGAAGCGGTCGACGACGAGCTTCACCATCTGGGCGCGAGACAGCAGCATCGGCTGGGGATGTTCGAGCGCGTCGCGGGCGGCCGCGAGGGCGGCGTCGTGGAGCATTTCGAGCGTCGGCTGCGCGAAGGGCCGATTGGCGGGCGGAAACTCAGCGGTGGCGGGTTCGGGGGTGGACATTGCGGTACCTTTCGAACGGCAGCAGAAAGCCGCTGCCGAAAGCGCGATGCCGACGGCGAGCGGGGTGATGGAAAAGGGGGCCGGTCGGGATGGGGAATCGAGGAACTGATCCCGACCGGCCCCAGTCATCCGCGCGGGCCGAAAAACGGTCGCAAGGCTCGCGCGGGTGGGCAGTGGCGGATCAGGGCGGGCGCGCGGGCGGTACCCCGGGGCGCCGAGGAGCGGAATGACCTGGTCGAGCGCCTGGCGCGCCTCGGTCGCCTCGGCGAGCGCGCGGGCGCGGTCGGCCTCGGTCGCGGCGGGGTGCGCGGCGCCGATGATCGCGGCATTGGCTTCGCCGGTTTCGCGCGCGACGTCCTGTGCGTGGCGCAGCAGCTGGTGGCGATCGCCGAAGCGTTCGGCGTCGGCGAGCTCGAGCTTGAGCGCATAGGCTTCGAAGATCGGGGTGCCGGTGCCGCCGGCGGCGAGATAGGCGAGGTCGAGCGCGATCGCGCAGTCGACGGGGACCTGTTCGGGGGTGTCGGGATCGCTCCAGTTGCTGACCGTGCGGCGTTCGCGGCCGACGATGCGCGCGAGATCGGTGAAGCCGTCGTCGTGCACACCGGCGATGCGGACGATCGCGGCCTCGATCGACAGGGGGGCGCGGGCCTTGGTCATTCCGAAGGCCCCTCCGCCTTCATGTCTTCAAGGGCGCCATCGGCGTTCTCGACCGCGCTTCGGGCCTGTCGCAGGCTGACCCGCACGTCACCGATGCAGTCGTCATGTTCGCGCAGGACGGAGTCGATCAGGTCGAAAGCCTGTCCGAGGCGGCCATCGCTCCACCCGCCCTGCTCATAGCTTGCGCGGCTGGCCAAAGGCGGGTCCGACGGCAAGGGACGCGCGGCCGTGTCGGCGCTAGGCGGTTGCGGGCGGGAGGCGGGGGCGATGTCGGCCATCATGCGGACAGACCGGAAAGGGAATCGGAGGTGCCGCGATCGGCGCGGGAGGGTGTGGATGAGCCCCCTCCCGCGCCGCCCCTCGCGGCGTCGTCGCCTGAAGCCGTGGAGGACACGACGTCGCGCGGATAGATGTCGGGGCGAAGGTCCTCCTTGGGGATGCCGGTGGCGGCTTCGACCTTCAGGACGTGGCGAGGCGGGATCGCCTTGTTCTTGATGCACCACTCAGAAACCGACTGCTGCGTTACGCCCACGATTTGGGCGAGCGCGCCTTGCGACCCCAAGCGAGCGACCACTTGGCGCGCTGTCACAATAGATGCTGATTCGTTTTCCACAGTCTTGGTTGTTACAAGCAAGCCTGTGAGAGAGTCAACAGTCTCACGGAAATATGATCACAACAACGCCTGTTGTAGCAAAAACCATGCTTATTGCTGAGCGCATCAAGGGACAGATGGAGGCATGCGAGTTGACGCAGGCGGCATTGGCGCGCGAGGTTGGCGTGTCGCAGCAGTCGATCGGACGGCTCGTTTCGGGCGAGGCCATCGGATCGCGATATCTGCACAAGATCGCAGCGGCGCTTCATACAACCCCTGCTTATCTGACCGGCGAAACCGACGACCCGACGAGCGAACTCCCCGACGATCCATATTCGAGCGACGAGCGGGACCTGATCAACCAGCTGCGGCAATTGCCGCCAGCCGCTCAAGCGGCGGTGCGCGATCTGGTTAAATCGTTGACGGAGAGTTGCGTCTTGCCGTCCACAACCGTGCACACGCCCTCCCGCACGTATCGGGGGCAGAGCTGATACGGATCGGGGAAATGTGACAAATTGAAGGGGGATACGGGGATGAGCGAGATTTTCGAGCTGGTGCGGGCGCGGTTCGCCGGTCGCGTGCCGCCAGCGCCAACGCCGCCGGGGTTTCAACCTCGGCTTCCGTCGGAAGACGCGATCAGCGAGCAGGTGAACGGCGAGCCGGCAGGGGATGCCATCAACGGCGTCACCATCATCATCGGGTACCGCGACGCCAAGGGGGAAGCATCCACGCGGCAGGTCAGCTGCATCCGGATCGAAAACAGCAAGGGGAAGCGATATCTTCGCGCCTTTTGTCACCAGCGCCGTGCGCTTCGCACATTCCTGATCGAACGGATCGACGAAGTCCTAGACGCCGAAACGGGCGAGGTCATCAATGTCGGCAGCATTTACTTCGCCGCCTATGCAGACGATCGGATTAGCGAGACGAGCCTGGGATGGGGTTTGTCGCCCATGCAGCGCGCCGAGCTGGGCGCCGCGTTGACGGTTCTGACCTTTTTGTCTCGTTGCGACGGCCGAATGCATGCGGCCGAATTGGCCGAGATCGAATCCTTCGCAGCGTCGTGGTGGATCCGCACCGAAATCCGGGCCGACTATCCCGAGGTCGATATCATCGCCCACATTCGAAGGCTCGCGCCCGATCCCGAGGCCTTTTTCGTGGCGGCCGAGCGTGTCTGGTCGAACACCGTACTGGCGTCGCTGGTCGGCGGATATACGCGACGCGTCATCGAGGCCGACGATCAGATCGCCAAGGAAGAGGCCCACTGGATTTCGCGTCTTGCCGCATGGCTTGAAACCGCCGATTGAAGGGCGTCATGCCCAAGCCCGTCAAAGCCTATCCGATCCGCCTCGCGGGAACGCGCAGCTACGCAGCGGCGATCGCGGCCGCGGCGATCGGCGACGTCGTGCAACTGCTCGCCGAGGACGGCAATCCCTATGACGCCGACGCGATAGTCGTCGTCGACGGGGACGGCGCGACGCTGGGCTATGTGCCGCGCGACAATTGGCTGCGCGGGGCGCTGACCGGCGAAGGGCGCGGTGCGCGGGCAATGATCGACGGGCTGGACGGCGGGATGACGATCACCGTCACCTTGACCGACGACGGCGCGATCGGGCGGCGGGACTTTGTGGCGGCGAACTAAGCTTTGAGGGGATCAACATGCCGGAAATCACATTGAGTAAAGACGGAGTGCTCTCCGCCGTGACCTATGTCCAATGCACGAGGGCCTATGAATGCGCGTGCGGAACAGAGCTGACGATCACGCTGACGCTTCCCGAGGGGGTCACGTTCAAGAGCGCGATCAATGTCACAAACGTCAAGTGCCCGTCGTGTCACGAACCCATCGTCATCCCCAAGGGTCACCACTATATCGAGAATTACCAGCTTTTGACGCGCGAAGAGACGCCGTGAGCTAGGCGTCACCGAAAAGCGCGGCGTCGATCATGGCCGAGAAGATGACGCCGGCGTCGCGCGCGTCGAGATCGACGACGCGGTCATAGGCGGCCGTCGCGCCCGCCTCGGCCATTGCCTCGCTGGGGTTCTGCAGTTCCGCGAGGATGGCGCGGGCAGCGTCCAGGTGGTGATGCCACTGGTCATCCTCTTCGCTGAGTTCATAGGGACCGTTATCCCCAAGCTTGTAAATTGCCCGGCAGATACGTTCGAGCGTAGTCATCGGCATTCCCCCATCTGACGCGGCCAAACTATGTCAGCGGCGCGATCGATGCCACCGGAACAAGAACCAGATCGAGTGCTATCTTTGACCGCGCATTCACCCTATGTTCCCTTGACGTGGGGTAGGGCTTTCGGATGCACCAGCAACCCGATCAATTCGATCCGCCGCGATTGTCGGCGGAGATGGCGAGCCAGCGCCTGCTGGTGCTGGATTTCGTGCGCGCCTACCTCGATCGCTGGAAACAGTCGCCGAGCCAGGGCGAGATCGCGAACGCGCTGCGCATCGACCGCACCAAGGTGTGGCGCGCGATCCGCAGCCTGGAGCGCGACGGGTTCCTGCTCCGCACGCCCGGGCCGCGCGGGCTGGCGCTGCCCGGGGCGGAGGATGAGGCGCTGCGTCAGCTGCGCGCGCACGGGTGGATCATCAACCCGGGCGAGCGGCGTGTAGCAAAAGCGAACGTGCTGCCGCCCGCCGAGCTCGACTATCCCGGGCCATCGGCGGAGGGCAAGGTGCATGGCGGGACGGGCGAAGGGTAGCAGGCGGGCACGCGAGCGCAAGGCGCGGGAGCAGCAGGTCGAGACGCGGCGCCACAAGATCAACGCCGATTTTGCCCGCCGGCACCCCGAGCGCGCGGCCGAGGAACGCAAGATGCGCCAGGCGCAAGCGGCGCTGGGCCCCGAATGGCGCCACAAGCGCGAAGGCACCCCCGAAACCCACGAAAAGGCGGCGCGCACCGTGCAGGGCGCCTTGTCGCGGCTGTACATGGGCGGCGCGATCGACGCCGACCAGCTGGCGTGCGCGGCCGCGATCGCGCGCGTGCATGCCCAGATCGTGCGCGACGTGGTGCCGGCGACGGTGAGCCTGGAAACGCGGGTCGACCAGAGCGGCCGCGGTGACGGCGCCTTTTACGAGGCGCTGGGCCGAGTGCGCGCCGAAGTCGCCTATTCGTGGTGGCGCGGATCGCTGCAAAAACCCGGGGTGGTGCTGGCGATGATCGCCGAGGATGTCGGGGTGAGCGTCGCGGCGCGGCGGTTCGGGATGCGGAGCGCGACCGCGAAGGCGCTGCTGATCGACGCGCTCGATCGCTGGCCCGGGGCGATGGATGGGGCGCGGCGATCGGTCGACGCGGCCGACCTGGCGGCTGCGCAGGCGGGGCTTTTCTGACGCTGCTTGTCCGAAAGATGCGGTAAGTTTCGGACAAAATGCATCACGCGCATGCATTTATGCATTTTCCCGATGCAGATTTGCACGGGTCAAGGGGGCAATATCCCGCACCTTTTTCGCGGTGAAGCAAAAACGAGCCTGCCAATCGGTCATCGGGAAGGCCAGAAACGACCCCGGGATAATTGCGTCCAGCGCGCCCGCACCCCTGGTCCCCCGCGGTGCGGGCGCCGCCCGTTGAAGGGCTGAAACACAGGAATTTATGTGGTGATCCACATTAAATCCTGTGTTCGGGCGCCGAAAGGTCGGGTGTCATACCCGACCTTTCCCCTGCAGGAGGTGGCGATATGGCAAACGGCCCTCGCCGCTCCGCCTCGCGCCCACCAGCGCCGCCAACGATCGCCGCCCTCCTCGACGACCAGCTGACCGAATTCGACGCGCTGATGCGCGACGTGCGCGGCGGCATCCGGTCGCCAGCGCATTTCGATGCGCTCGAGGAACGGGCCAGCGCGATCGGACGGGCGATGCGCGACGCATTCCGCAGCGGGCGCGTGGCGCGCAACTGAAGGACGGGTCCATGATCGATCTGGAAGCGCTGGCCCGGTCGGCCGAGCGCGACGATGGCGATTGCGTCGTGACGCGGGCATGGTTGCGCCAGGTGCTCGCGGAGCTGACGCTGGCGAGGGCGGGCGTTCCCACTGGGCCCGCGGCCGAGCTCGACGTCGCGCCGATCGTGATCGAAGATCTGCGCACTTATCTGGCGGCTCGCGGCCTCACGGTCTTGGGAGTGGACTATGGACGTCCCGCCTGACCCAGATATCCCCGCGGCGCTGATGGCGCTGGCGGGCGGCCATGGGCGCCTTCTGTGGCACAAGAGCAGGCCCTGGGTATCGGCGAACTTCGCCGGTTCGCGCGACGAGGTGGCGTTCGAATATTTCGGGAGCGAGGCGGTTGCCGCCGGCGACGCGATGCTGGCATCGATGGCCGATCATGAATTCGTGCTGCCCGACCGGATTGTCGTCGATATCGAGCTACGTTATTTCACGCGGCTGAAGAAGCCGACCGATCGCACCGTAGCGGTCATCGAAATGTTGCTGGTCGCATCATGATGGCCGAGCGGATCCGCACCCCGCGATCGACGAGCGCCGCGACTAGGTTGCTCGAGCGCTTTGCCGACGTCGACGGGCAGATCGCGGCGATCGATGCCGAGCGGCGCGCCGAGCTCGCCAAGGTGAACGCGCGGTTCGACGCGATGGCGGCCCCGCTGCTGCCGCTGCACCAGACGCTTCAGGAGAAGCTGAAGGCGTGGTGGCAGGATGCCGGCGCCGCGCTTACCCAGGGCAAGCGCAAGTCGATCGCGCTGGGCGGGTGCGAGATCGGCAGCCGCATTGGCTCGGCCTCGCTGGGCGTCGCCGGCGACGAGAAGCTTATCGCTGGCAAGCTGGCCAAGCTGCGCTGGGCCCAGGAGCTGACCCGCACGACGATCAGCATCGATCGCGCCGCGGTGATGAAATCGCTCGACGGCGCCCATGCCGCGGATCTCGCGACGATGGGCTTCAGCAGGATCGACGGGGTCGAGACGGTGTTCATCCGGCGCGTGCAGCAGGATGGCACGGTGACGGCCGTCGCCGGCGCGGGCGCGTGATGCTGCTCGGCGACCTGGCCCGGGTAACGGTGTTGGCCGAGCGACGGGCCCAGCTGCTGGCTGACATCGATGCGGTACGCGATGCGCGCTTCGTCGTGACCGTACGCGGCGATCGCGTCGATGCCGATTTGCTCGAGCTGCTGAAGCCCGTGCTGCTGGGAGCGATCGAACTGCGTGTTGCCGAGATCGACATGCGCATCGCCGACTATGGCGTCGAGATCAGCTGATGGCCGTGAACCCGCCGGTGTTCCGCCCGCCCGGCTGGCGGCAGCGCATCGCATGGGAGCGGCCCAGCGTCTTCAAGGACCGCCGCAAGCGCGGCCGAGCAGGGCAGCGCGATCGCGCCGAAGTGATCGCCGAGGAACCGTTCTGCAGGAAGTGCCTCGAGCAGGGAAAGCATGTGAAGACCGACGTGGTCGACCACAAAATACCGCTCGCCTGGGGCGGCAGCGACAGCCGCGGCAACAAGCAGGGTCTGTGCACCCCTTGCCATGATGCCAAGTCGAAGGCGGAGCGCGCGACGGGCCGGTACTGACCGGCGTCGTCCGGGAGGGGGAGGGTCGAAAGCTCGACCCGCCTTCCCCCGGACACCGCCTTCCAGACAAATTTTTACGCGGTCGATTTCAAAGGGGAAAAAGTTGCGGGGTCGGATGGCGCCGCGACCCCGGGGCGAGGTGATCGATGTCGAGAGGCGGGGCCCGGCCCGGGTCGGGTCGGAAACGGAAAGCGCCGGAGCTGAAAGCGCTCGCCGGCACGACGCGCAGGGATCGGGACAAGGCTGTCGCGCCGCCGGCGACGACGGCCCCGATGATCGCGCCGATGCATTTGTCGGACCTGGCGCAGTTGCTGTTCGGGTCGATCGTCAAGATCCTCGAGGAGCAGAAACGCGCCGACGCTCACTATTCGGAGCATGTCGCGCTGCTCGCCCAGCGCCTTGAGCAGATCCAGCGATACCAGGCGGTGCTCGAGGTCGAGGGCGACACCTTCGCAACCGAGTCGGCGAAGGCAGTCGGCAAGGGCGATGACGTCCGCGTCGTCGTGACCAAGATGGTCCGGGCCCGGCCCGAGGTCGCGATGCTGTCCGATGCGATGCGCCACGCGCAGTCGCTGCTTTCCGAGCTGATGCTCAACCCCGCCGCCGCGCTGCGCATCGCCAGCGGCCACAAGCCCCAAGAGGGCGACTTCGACGGTTTTTGATGGGAGAATTGCCTTGCGCATGATCAAGTTCGCCGCGCTCGCATGCGCTTCTGCCTTTGCTGTGTCAGCCTCGGTTGCTCCGATGCGTCCGGCGATCGTCGCGACCGAGGCGGCTGTCGTTCCGTCGAATCCGCGCCGCAAGCTGCGCAAGTTCTTCGGCGCGACCACCGACCGGTACCGCGCGCGCGGTCCGCAAGCGAAACCGAAAAGTCGGCGCAACATGGTAACGGTTGGCCGCCGCGTTCGCCGGAAGCACCGCCGCGCCGCCTGATCGCATGTGGAAGCGCGTCCTTATGCCCAGATCGCGAAAGGCTATGCCCGCGACGTCATAAGCGGGAAGATCCCGGCGGGGAAAACGATCCGGCAGCAATGCCAGCGTTTCCTTGACGAGCTGAAGGTCGAGAAGGCTAAGGCTTTCCCGTTCCGGTTCGACGTCGAGAAGGCGGCGCGGGTTTGCCGGTTCATCGAGCTGCTGCCGCACAGCAAGGGCAAATGGGCGCGGAAGAAGGAGACGCTGCGGCTGGAGCCGTGGCAGATCTGGATCCTGTGCGTCACCTTCGGGTGGCTGCGGAAGGCCGACGGGCTGCGGCGCTTTCGCGTCCTGTTTGTCGTGGTGCCGCGCAAGAACGGCAAGTCGGCGATCGCCGCCGGCATCGGCCTGTACATGTTCTGCGCCGACGGCGAGTTCGGCGCCGAGGTCTATTCGGGGGCGACCAACGAAAAGCAGGCGTGGGAAGTGTTCGGCCCGGCGCGCCTGATGGCAATGCGCACGCCGGCGCTGCTGTCGCGGTTCGGGATCGAGGTCAACGCGAAGTCTCTCGTCTGTATCGACGACAACAGCAAGTTCGAGACGATCATCGGCGATCCGGGCGACGGGCAGAGCCCGAGCTGTTCGATCCACGATGAATATCACGAGCATGATGACGACGGCCAGGTCGACACGATGCAGACCGGCATGGGCGCGCGCGAGCAGCCGCTGCAGGCGAAGATCACCACCGCCGGCGATAATCTGGCGGGGCCCTGTTACAAGGAGGTCCAGGAGGAGCGCGAGTTCCTGAATGGTGTCGGCGTCACCGAGGAAGCCAAGGCCGAGCTCGCGGCGCTGGGGCTCCCGCCCGGGCCCGCGCTGTCGCACGAAACATTCTTCGTCGAATATACGATCGACGAGGGCGACGACTGGAAGTCGGAGGCCGCGCTTCGCAAGGCCAATCCGAACTATGACGTATCGGTCGCCGGCGACTTCCTGAAGGCTCGCCAGCGAGACGCCATCGCCAAGCCGCGAAAATCAGGTGTTTTCAAGACGAAGCACCTCAACCTTTGGGTGGCGGCGAAGGCGGCATATTTCGACATCGAGGCATGGCGCCGGTGCAAGGATCCGGACATCCCGATCCGCGGCGTCGACGCGATCGAGCTCGAGCGGCTGCGCGGACGTCGCTGTATCGCGGCGCTCGACCTGGCGTCGAAGATCGACATCGCCGCGCTCGAATTGCTGTTCCCCCCGATCGGCGCGCAGGCGACGGTCGACGATCCGTACATCCGGATCGGTTTCTACTTCCTCCCCGAGGAGACGGTCGCATCGGTTCCGTCCTATCAGGACTGGGACACCGCCGGGCTGATCAACGTCACCCCGGGCAACATCATCGATTACGACGAGATCCTGGAAGTGCTGCGCGATATCCGCGGATTGTTCCAGCTCGAGCGCGTCGCATACGACCCGCACCAGGCCACCTACCTCGCCACCACGGCGGCGAAGGACGGGTTCCCGATGATGGAGTTCCGCCAGATCGTGCTCAACATGTCCGAGCCGATGAAGGAAGTGGACGCGAAAACGCGCGCGCGATCGCTGGTCCACGGCGGTGACGGCGTGATGGAGTGGCAGATGAGCAACGTCGTCGCCGCGCCCGACAAGAAAGACAACGTCTATCCCAACAAACCCCGGGACGAGGCGAAGATCGACAACCCGGTCGCGCTGATTATGGCGATGGGGGTGGCGATGACGAGCGAGGAAGCCGCCCCGGTGACATCGCCCTGGGACGATCCGGAGTATAGCATGACCGATGGCGCCGACTGATGGGCTGGTGGGATAGTCTGCGCGGCCGACGCAGCGCGTCCGTCGAAACCCGGTCGGACCAAACGCTGATCAGCCTCGACAATCCAGCGGCGCTGCAGCAGCTTTTCGGGGTGCTGGAGGCGCAGGGCAACCTGCCCGTCGTGTCGATCGCCGCGGCGCTGCAGGTCCCCGCGGTGCTCGCGGCCGTCGCCTTCCTTTCGCGCACGCTCGCGGCTCTACCGCTGCATAGCTTCGCCGCCGGCGCGAACGGTGACAGGCTGGACGACGACGAGGCGAAGCTGCTCAACGACGCGCCGAACGAGGAATGGTCGAGTTTCGCCTGGCGCCAGTATCACTGGCAGCAGGTATTTACCGGCGGCCGCGGCATGAGCTGGATCGAGCGAATTGGACCGCGCGTTGACCGGATCTGGCCAATGGATCCGGAACTGACGACGGTCGGCCGTCGCAACGGTCGGAAATATTACCGGTTCGACGGGCGCGAATATGCGGCGGCCGACGTGATCGACACGCCCTTCATGCTCCGCCCGGACCAGCTTTCGGCGATCAGCCCGATCGCGCGGTGCAACAAGGCGATTTCGCTGTCGATCGCGATGGCGGACTTCGCCGGCGGCTTCTTCCTCGGCGGCGGGATGCCGCCGCTCGCGTTGGAGGGGCCGCTGCCCAGCGGTGCCGAGGCGTTCAAGCGCGCCGCGGCGGACATCAAGCGGGCGGTCGACCTGGCGAAGAAGTCGGGCACGCCCTTCTTTCCAATGCCTCCGGGCCATGCGTTGAAGCCGGTCGGCACGGATCCGGACAAGGGCCAGATGACCCAGGCCCGGCTATTCCAGATTCAGGAGATCGCGCGCGTCTATCAGTTGCCGCCGGTGTTCCTGCAGGATCTGTCGACGGGCACGCTCGCCAATACCGAGCAGCAGGATCTTCACCTGTCCAAACATAATATCGGGCAGTGGGCGAAGGCATTCGAGGACGAGCTCAATCTGAAGCTGTTCGGTTGGCGCAACCGCCGGCGCCGGGTGAAGCATAATCTCGACGGCCTGCAACGCGGCGACTTCAAGAGCCGCGTGGAAGCGCTGGCGCGCATGATCCAGACCGGGCAGCTGATGCCCGACGAGGCGCGCGCGCTTGAGGATCGTCCGCCCGATCCGAACGGCAAGGGCGCAAAGCTTTATATCCAGGGCGCCACCGTACCGCTGGGCACCGTGCTCGCCGCGCCGATCGGCCACAATGGCGGGCCGCCCACGAACGACAATGAAGAGGAACCCGCCAATGGTGGAAACGACCCCGCCTGACGGGCGCGAAAAGCGCGCCCTCACTATCGGCCTCGAACTGCGCGCCGCCGGCGGCGACGGTGGCAGCCCGGGCACAGGGCACGGTTATGCGGTGTTGTTCAATTCGCCCGCGAACATCTATGACCTGTGGACCGAGGAGTTCGCACCCGGCGCGTTCGCCACTTCGCTCCGCGAGCGCGATGTGATCGCGCTGCACAGCCACGACATGGCGCGCGTCGTCGGCCGCATGAACGCCGGAACGCTGACCCTGCGCGAAGATGCCAAGGGTCTGGCATTCGAAAACCCGCTTCCCGACAACAGCGACGGTCGCGACCTTGCCGTGTCGATCGACCGCGGCGACATTCCGGGGATGTCGTTCGGCTTTCGCGCCGTGAAGCAGACGTGGGACGAAACCGTCAACCCGCCCAAGCGGACGATTACCGAGGCCGAGCTGTACGAGATCACATACTCGGCGATGCCCGCGTATGACGATACCGAGGTTGGCCTGCGGTCGCTGGAGGGCGCTCGCGCCGAAAAGCGCAGCCATAACAAGGCCGGCGCCCAGAGCCGGATCGCGGCGCGCCGTGCGCGGCTGGCGCGCATCGAACGCCGGATCTGATCTCTCCCCCTCTTTTCCGGGCCCGTGCCCGAGGCGGCGGCCGCTTTTCTGACCGCCCTTCCAGCCCCGCTCCGCGGGGCTTTTTCATGCCCAGGAGAAACCCATGACCTTGCAGGAACTGTACGAAAAGCGCGGCAAGCTGGTGGCTGCTGCCCGCGCTGCTACCGATGAAATCACCAACAACACCGACGACGCGCGCGTCGCCGAGCTCGAAGCGCGCAGCGACAAGATTTTCGCCGAGCTCGACGACCTCGACAAGAAGATCAAACTGGAAGAGCGCACGGCCGCGGCCGAGCGTTCGATGGAAGAACGCCAGCGTCGCCAGCGCCCGAACGGCGGCGATCGCGAAGTCGATGGCGTCGACGGCGGCGAAGACGGCGCGGGCGAGCAGCGCACGGCCGAGCAGCGGCAGGCTGAATATCGCGACGCCTTCTATGCGCTGATGCGCGAAGGCGGCGACACCAGCGCCGTCACGCCGGAACAGCGGGCTTTGCTGCGCCAAGGCTATGTCGAGAGCCGCACGCAGACGGCGGGATCGAATGCCGCCGGCGGCTACACCGTGCCGACCGAACTGGCGAAGAAGATCGTCGAGACCATGAAGGACTGGGGTCCGATGTACGATCCTGGCATCACCGACGAAATGGTGACGAGCTCGGGCAACCCGTTCGATATCCCGACCAACGACGACACCGCGAACCTCGCGGCCGCGCTGGCGGAAGCATCGGACTTGACGGACGACAACAGCGGCGACCTGGCATTCGGCGAGGTGTCGCTGGCCGCGTTCGTCTATGCGACGCCGTGGCTGAAGCTTTCGTTCGAGCTGCTGCAGGACTCGGCTTTCAACCTCGAGGACTTCTGCGGCGGGAAGCTCGGCGAACGTCTCGGCCGCATCGGCAACCGCGTGCTGACGATCGGCGATAATGTCGGCGATCCGAATGGTGTTGTCACCGCATCGACGCTCGGCAAGACCGCAGCGGCCATCGCCGCGATCACCGGCGACGAGATGATCGACCTTCAGCATTCGGTCAACGCGGCGTATCGCCGCAGCCCGAAATGCCGCTGGATGTTCGCCGACACCACGCTCGCGGTTCTGCGCAAGCTGAAGGACGGACAGGGCAATTACCTGTGGCAGATGGGCGACGTCCGCGTTGGCGCGCCCGACCTGATCCTGGGCAAGCCCTATTCGGTCAATGACGATGTGCCGGCGATCGCGACCGGCAACCGCGCCGTGCTGTTCGGAGACTTCAGCCGCTACGTCGTCCGTAAGGTCGGCGCACCGCTGATCGGCACCGTCCGTGAACGCTTCTGGCCGAAGGTCGGCATGGCCGGCCTCATCCGCCTCGACGGTGATCTCGTCGACACCGCCGCGGTCAAGCACCTCAAGCTCGCCTGATTTCGGCAGCGGGCGGGATCTCGGTCTCGCCCGCCCTTTTCGTGACGGACGCCTGGCGCGCCCGTTCCGCAAAGGAGATGGCCATGTTCCTGAAGATGAAGACCAGTATCGGCGGACCGCACTACTCGCTCGCCCTGGGCGACGAGGTACCGTTCGACGAGGCATTCCCTTTCACCGCGAACGAGGTGCGTCGTTTCATCGATCCCGCCGGTGCCAACATCGCCGAGTTCGTCGGTGACACCGCGGACCTCGACGCCTGGCTCGCCCAGTGGGCCCCGCCGCTCCCGGCGCTGCTTGGCTCCTCGATCCTGCCGGCGATCGTCAAGGTCGCCGGGTACCAGATCCAGCTGGGCGGCATCGTCGTCGAGGCATTCGCCGTATTCCGCGGTGAACGGTGCCCGGGTGCAGGCGAGCTCGAGGCGGTCGACGCATGGAATGGTCGCCCCGAAGCGGAACGCGAGGCCGATCTCGCGGCGGTCATCGACCGACTGGCGGCGGACCCCGACAATGTCGAGCGCGTGATCCTCGATACGTCGATCGTCGCCCGCCCGGAGCCGGCAGCAACGTCCCCTGCCGAGACGCCCGTCCCCGCGGCGCCCGCCGAAACACCGGCACCCGCGGCGATCGCGCCTGCGGCGGCGGCGGAAATTGCTGCTCCCGTCACCCCGCCCGCGAAAAAGAAGCGCTGACGGGGCTATGTGGTCGGCAGCGACATTGGTGACGCCGCCGGTGTCGCCGCCGATCGAGCTCGCCGCGGTGAAGGAATTCGTGCGCATCGATGCCGATACCGATGACTTCGACGTGCAGCTCGCGGACTTTGCGGCGATTGCGGTCGAGCAGATCGAATCGGAATGCAACATCCGCCTGGCGCCGCAGACCGTCGCGCTGCTGGCCGATGATTGGGCCGATCTGCAGCTGCTGCCGATCGGGCCGGTGACGTCGATCGAATCCATCCATTATCTTGACGGTACCGGCGCCGAGCAACTGCTCGATGCCGGCGCTTATGAGATGGCGGGCGCAGCCCTTGAGGTCGGCATTCGTCCGAGCTTTGGCGCCGCCTGGCCGGGCAGCCTGCGCCGCGTTGCGGGCGCGATCCGCGTGACGGCGATCGTCGGCTATCCGGTGCTGCCGCGACCGGTCCACGCCGCGGCGCTCTACTTCACGGCGGATCTGTTCGCTTTCCGCGAGACGGCAGTCGTAGGAACGGTGGCGGGCAAGATCCCGATGAGCACCACGGTCGAGCGCTTCCTGGTCAATCACAGGATCTGGCTCTGATGCCCGGCGCCGCAGGCTATAATCACAAGGCGACATTCTTCCGCATGGTGCCCGGGCAGGACGCCGCGGGCGTCGAGGTGATGGTGCCCGCGCCGATCGCCGCGCCCTACGCCAATGTCCGATATGGCACCGCATCGGAAAGGCGGGTTGCCGCCGGGACCGAAGCCGGACAGGTTTTCACCGTAAGGGTGAAGGCGACGCGCAAGGCGCGATCGGTAAAGGTCAGCGACCGGGTGACGGTCCGCGACCTGGAGACAGGCCTGGAGATCAGCGGCGCGGTCACGTCGCCGCCGGTACCGGCAAGCGGCGGCGATATCGAGTTCACCGCGGCGGCCGCGATCGGGGCGGCCGCATGAGCTCGCAAACCTTCGGGTTCGACGAGCTCGAGGCGAACCTCGCCGAGCTGGCCGATCCAAAGACGGTCGACCGGATCGGGCGCAGCGCAGGCAATCGGGCGATGAAGCGGGTCGAGAAAGCGCTCGTCGAGGCGCTGCCAGTCGGGGCGCGGCCGACCAAACGGCGCCGGCGCCGGAAAGACGGCAGTTTCACCGAGGCGGACTATGGCCGCGTCACCACCAATGTGAAGATCCGGCGCATCGGGAAAGCAGCCGGGCAAACCGCGCTCGTCTGGACCGTGAACACCGGTCACGCCTTCTGGTGGTGGATGAATGAATTCGGGACGGTGAGCCAGCCCGCCAATCCGGTGATCCGCATGACGTGGGAACGCGAGTCGCCCAGCATGCCGGAAGAGATCGGCCAGGACATGTGGGCGGGGCTCGAGCGGACCGCGCGGCGCCGCGGCGTCGCCATCGCCGGGCGGAGCAGCTGACATGGCGATGGATCTGGCCCTTCGCGCCCGGCTGATCGCGCAACCGTCGATCGCGTCCAAGGTCGCGAACGGCACGGCGGTGAGCCTGGACGAACGGCCCGCCTCGCTGGGATTTCCCGCGGTCGTCCTGACCTTGGTGTCGCCGGGCGAGGAATGGACGCACGATGGGCCCGACGGCCTCAACCTGGCGCGGTGGCAGTTCGATTATTTCGGGCTCGAGGTGCCGGCGCTGATCGCGCTGCGCGATGCGGTGCATGCCGAGATGCAGCAGCTGCGCGACGTTGACGGCGTCCGTTTTCACGAAGGCATGCTGCTGACCAGCTTCGCGACGGACCCCGAGACGCTCGACGGCGGGCAGCGCGTCTATCGCCGCCTGCAGGAATTCGAATTTTACTGGGAATCATTGAGTTGATGGAAAGGACAAGCTTATGACGGGCGCTGCGAAAAAGACGTTCGGCACGAAGATCTTTGTCGTCGCCGCCGGCGGCGATATCGAAACCGGCGCGATCGCGCAGGTGGTACGCGTCGGGAAGCCGAAGATCTCGCGCGGGATGCAGGATGCGACGACGCACGACAGCGCGGGCGGCTGGGAAGAGGTGATCCCCGACGGCACCGCCAAGGTCGAGCCGTTCACCGTCACCGTCGAATATGTCGCCAACAGCACCTTCGACCAGGCGATGATCGCCGCGTGCGCGCCCTCGGGCGGCCTTCAGGACGTCGAGATCCACGAGCACGGCGCCGCCGGCTATATCAAGACGCCGCTGTCGGCCTATGTCAGCGACTATGGTCCCGATGACGCCGAGGTGAAGGGCAAGCAGACCGCGACCTTTACCCTGACCCCGACCGGCGCGCAGGGCGCGAAGGCCGCGGTCGTCTGATATGACGGTGCAAAGTGTCGGTGAGGTCGGCTTCGCCTGGGGCGGAGCCGACTTTACCCTTCGTTTCGACATGGGCGCGATCCGCTCATTCGAGATCGCGACGGGCCAGTCAATCTTCGACGCCTTCGATCACCTCCAGGCGGCGCAGGAAGGACGCGTCCGCCCGCGCCTGTCGCTGCTCGGCGACCTCGTCCGCGCCGGGCTGTCGGCCTATCACCCCGACATCGATGCCGAAACCGCCATGGAAATGGCGATCGATCCGTTGGTCAGTGAAGCGCTGATCGGCAGCTACGTCGAATCGATGCCGCGCAAAAAGGTCGACGACAGCGACCCTCCGAAGCCGGCGGGCAGGAAACGCAGTGGGACTGGGACGCGCTCCTCGAGGGCTGGTTCCAGGCGGGGCAAGGCCTAACCGACTTCTGGCGCGTGACGCCGCGCGAGCTGGTGATCGCGATCGACGCCTATCTGTCCGCGCGCGCGTGGCAGGCTTGGTACACGGGGCTGGTGTCGAACGGGAACATCACCGCGTTCGACGAGCTGCTGCCCGCGCACGATGATTCCGAAAACCGGCTGCGCCGCGACCGCCCCCAGTCGGAGGTCGAGATGGCGCACAACATGGCGATGTGGCGTTCGATCTTTGGATTGACGGCCGTGCCGATCGACGACGGCGGGAGGGCGGACGATGGCGGGTAAAAGCCTGATCGGCGCGCTGCGCGTCACGCTCGGCCTCGACTCGGCCGAATTCACCAAGGGCGTCGAGAGCGCCAGCAAACAGGTGAAGCGGGTCCAGAAGGACATCGAAGCGTTTGGCGGCAAGATGACATCGGTCGGCAAGATGATGACGATGGGCTTTTCGCTCCCTTTGCTCGCCGCCGCAGCCGCCGCGACGACCGGCGCGAAGGAACAGGCGCAGGCGGTAGCGCAGGTCGAGGCCGCGATCACGTCGATGGGCAACGCCGCAGGTCGATCGTCGAAGCAGCTGGCCGAAGCGGCCGACGCCATGGAAATGAATTCGCTGTTCAACGCCGACGTCATCCTGACGAAGGTGACTGCGAACCTGCTGACCTTCGGCAATGTCGCCGGCGAGGTTTTCGATCGGGCGCAACAGGCGGCGATCGACATGGCGCAGCGTATGGGCGGGGATCCGCAGGCCGCGGCGCTGTTGCTAGGCAAGGCGTTGAACGACCCGATCAAGGGCATGGCAGCACTGGGGCGGGTCGGCGTCCAGTTGTCGGCGACGCAGAAGGAACAGATCAAGTCCTTCATGGCGACCGGCGATGCGGCGAAAGCGCAGGCGATCATCCTGGGCGAAGTCGAGCGGCAGTTTAAAGGAGCGGCGAAAGCAGCGGCCGACACGACGCCCTGGCGCCAGGCGCAGGTCGCGATCGACCAGACCATGGACAAGTTCGGCGAGGTCATCCTGCCGATGCTGCCGCAGATCAGCGCCGCCGTTATCGGCATCGCGCAGGCGATCGGCAGCCTGTCGCCCGAGATGCAGCAAGTCGTGGTGGTCGCCGGGATCGTCGCGGCCGCTTTCGGCCCGGTACTCGTGGCCTTGGGCGGCGTGACGACACATGTCGTGGCCCGCCTCGTCCCGGCGTTGATCGCCCTGCGCGCCGGGCTGCTCGCGACAGCGGCCGCCGGCGGTACCGGTGCGGTTGCGGCTGGGCGGCTGGCCGCAGCGTTGCGTTTGTTGATGATCGCCACGCCGGTTCTCGCTGCTGTGGCGGCGCTCGCCGCCGGTGTCCAGCTGCTTGCCGGGCGCAACCGGGAAGCCGAAACCGAAGCTCGGAAGCTTGAGCTGCAGACGATCCAGACCGCCGCCGCCGCCGACGTCGAACGAAAAGCGACCGAGTTGCTCACCAATGCCAAGGGCAAGGAACGCGCCGCGACGCTCGAAGCGATGCAGGCGAGCCGAGCACGCGCGGCGCAGGCGCTCCAAACGACCAAAGCCTTGCTCGCCGAAGCAAAGGCGAGCCTCGCCGCGGCGCGAGCCGATGCCCGGCGCGTCTATGAGAAATCCGCAGGCGATACCGGCTTCCTCGCCACCCTGGGACGCGGCCTCGGCGGCGTGCCAACGATAACCCCCGGCACGGGCAAATCGACGCAGCTCGACCGGAAGAACAACATCGCCGCGGCCCAGCTCGCCGAAGCCGAAGAGGCTTATGCCAAAGGCATGGGCGCCCTCGACGGATTGAACGCCGCGATCGCAGCCGCCACGGCGCCAGTGTCTCTCCCCGCCCTGAATGTCCCCGCGCTTGATGCCGGCGCCGGCGCCGCCGGTCGCGCGGGCAAGGCGGTGAAGGGCATCGGCGACGAAGCGAAAAGCGCGAAGGAAAAGGCGCAGGAACTGCAATCGCTGCTCGATCGCCTGTTCCCCGAGGTTGCGGCGCGCCGTGAATATGAGGCGCAGCTGAAACTGATCGAAGAATCGAAGATGACCGAGCAGCAGCGCGCGGAAGCGATCCGCGCGCTGCGCCGCGAATACGCCGGTCTGCATCGCGACATGATCGCCACCGCGCCCGGCGACGACCGGTACCCGGGGATCGAAACGGTCGACGGCACCAAATCGATCGAAGAGGTCAGCGCAGACATTTCCAATGCCGCCTCGGGCGCAATGGACCGCGTCAAGAAGAATGCCGACGACATGCGCGTCCGCGTCATCGAAAGCTTTGCGCAGATGGTCGACGGGGCGCTCGGTCAGATCGATCGCATGGTCAAGGGTATCAAGTCGGGCAATATTCTCGACATTATCGGCGGGCTGCTCAACGCGATCGACAAGATCGCCGGCATCGCCACCGGGGGCAAGGGCTGGAATATCGGCCCATTCAGCTTCGGCGGCGGCGGATCGGGGACGCCTGGATATGGCGGAGGCATTCCCGGTTTTGCCAGCGGCGGATCGATGCGGCTCGGCGGGATCGCCGGGGTCGACCGCAATCTGTTGTCGATGAACGGGCGGCCGCTGGCGCGGGTGTCGGCGGGTGAATGGCTGGACATCACCCCGGCCAACAACCGCGGTGGCGGGCGCGTCGTCTATTTCGACAATCGCGGGGCTGTGATGACCGAGGATCTGCTCAACCAGATGAACGGCATGGTCGCGAGCGGGATCGCGAAGGCGGCGCCGCATATCGCCAGCGCCGGCGCGCAGCAGGCGCTCGGCGCCGCGCGACGCCAACAGGCCCGATCGCTGGCCCGCTGACGCCATGGCTTTGATCCTTCGGCACGCCCAGGACATTCGGTTCTAAATCATGGCTTTGATTGACCTGCCCGATTCGCCCGGTCCGGCGAAAGCCACGCCCGTGCCCGTCGATTTCGGCGGCGCGCTGCCCGGTTTGCTGGGCGGGCCGACCGAGCGGCAGAACCGGCTGGGCAACCGCTGGTCGATCGCGGTCACGATGCCGGCGCTGACGCTGGACGATGCGCGCATCTGGTCGGCCGACCTGGTGCTGGGCGTCCAGCGCGGCGTGCGCTGGAAGCTGCGGCAGATCGGACTGGTGTCGGGGCCGATCGGCGCGCCGCGCGTCGCCGGCGCGGCGCAAATGGGTTTCGCCCTGAGTGTCGACGGGTTCGATCCCGGCGCGAGCTGGCCCAAGGGCGCATTCGTCAACCTGGTCAGCGGCGGGCGCCGATATCTGCACAAGCTGGCCGTCGCCGGGTTCGCCGACGGCGCCGGTACGGGGACGCTGCAATTTACCGAAGCGATGCGCGTCGTGCCGACGGACAATGACGTGATCGATTTCGCGCCATCGATCGAGGGGCTGCTGTCGATCGACGGCGGCATCGAGATCAACGAGGCGCGGCTGGGGTCGCCGTTCGGCTTTGCGATCGAGGAGCAGGCATAATGGCGCTCGACGATCCCGCCTATACGCTGGCCTGTTTCGCAAAGTTCGAGATGCCGGGCGGCGACGTGCGGCTGTGCGACGGCGGCGTGCTGTCGTTCGGCGGCGACGTCTATGCCGTCAGCGATCCCGTGTGGGGCGCGGTCGCGGAAATCCCTCCCGTCGAGGCGATGGTCGGCGACATGGCGCCGGGCGGCGCGCTGGCCCTGTCGCCCGATCCCGATGCGCCGATTTCGGTGCTGAAGGACGAGGCGGTGAACGGTGCCCGGGTGCAGGCGTGGCTGGGTGAGGTCGACCCGGCGAACGGTCTTGTCGCCGACGCGACGCGACTGGGCGACTGGATCGTCGATTTCGTCAAGGTCCGGCTGGGCCGCGGCGCGCGCACGATCGTGCTCGAGCTGATCACGCTCGCCGAGTGGCTGTTCCTCGCGAACCGCGGCAACGTCCTGTCGTCGCGGTTCCACAAGAGCATCTGGCCGGGCGAGCGCGGGTTCGACAATTGCACCGATGTCGAGGTGTCGGTGCCGTGGGGGACCGAGGCGGCGCCGTCGGGCAAGGCGGGCGGCGGCACGGTACCGGGCGGCGGTGGCGGGCGATCGTGGAAGGACGCGCTGCTGCGATGACCGTCACACTCGCGGCGTCGAAGGGCGCGCCATACCGGTACAAGGCGCCGCTGACGCTGGCGGCGCGGGCGGACGCCACGCGGAGAACGATCGACGTCTGGCGCGATCGCGCGATGGACTGGCGATCGCGGCACCATTGCCTGGCGCTAGTGCACGCGCAGGCGCGGGCGATGGGGCACCGCATGCCGGCGCAACCCGTCGTCCGTACACCGATTGGCGGGCGCCGCGAACTCGGCCGCCGCGGGTTCGCCACGGTCGAGGCGATGCTGGACAGCCTGTTCCTGCGAATCGTCCCGGCAATGATGCGCGTCGGCGATATATGTACGCTGCCCGGTGAACCGGGAACGGGCGGCGAGGCGGGGCTGGCGGCGATGCTGATCGCCGACGGACAGGGCAATCTGTTCGGATGGCACGGCAGCGACCTGTCGCGGCTGTCGACGATCAAATTCGCGATGGCGGATTGCACCGGCGCGTGGAGGTTGGGCGAATGAGCGGGGTGATGAAGACGATCGGCAAGGTCGCCGGCGTCATTGCCACGGTCACGGCATTCATCCCCGGTATGCAGGCGGTCGCCGCGATCGCGGCCGCGGTATCCCTCGTTGCGACGACGGCGGGCAATCTGCTCGCGAAGAAACCGGCTGCGCAGGGCCAAGTGGAAAGGAGGATGTTCGGCGCCAATTCGCCGTCCATCTATGCCATCGGGCGATCGTATAGCGCAGGGGCGCAGGTCCATGACGCCGCGTGGGGCGGCAAGGTCAGCAAGGTGATGAACCCGTACCGGTTCCTGGTCGTCGTGCTGTCGTGCGCGGGGCCGATCCACGCGATCGACAGCGTCTGGTTCGACCATGCGCAGGTGCCGTTCAGCGGATCGGCGGCGACCGGATATTATGCCGGGTTCGTCTACAAGGACCAGCAGCTGGGCGCGCAGCCGGAGGCCGACGCGCTGGTATCGGCGCCCGGGCGAGGCTGGGGCATCCCCCCGGGCTGGGGCAGCGATTACAAGCTGTCGGGCAAGGCGGCGGTCGCGCTGTCGTTCAAGTTCGACAAGGACGGCAAGAAGTTCGCGCAGGGCATGCCGCCGATCGGTTTCATCCGGCGCGGGGTCAGCACCTATGACGCGCGGCAGGACAGCACATTCCCCGGCGGTGCGGGCGCGCATCGGATCAATGATGAAACGACCTGGGCGTATAGCGAGGATCCCGCGCAGCACGCGGTGAGCTATGCCTATGGCCGGCGCGAGAATGGCAAGCTGGTGTTCGGGCCGGGGCTGGAGGCGACGGGCATCGACCTGGCCGTGGCGGTCGCATGGTCGAATGTGTGCGACGCCAACGCGTGGAAGGTCGGCGGCGACATCTATGAGCCCGGCGACCCGTGGAACAATCTGAAGCGGATATGCCAGGCGGGCGGCGCCGAGCCGGTGATCGGCAGCGACGGCGTGCTGACGTTCAAATATCAGGCGCCGCGCGTGTCGCTGGGAACGATCGGCCGCGCCGACATCAAGGGCGAGACGGCCGAAGCGGCGAACGCGCGGACATTCCGCGAGCGCGTCAACACGATCGTGCCGCGCTTTCGCAGCGAGGCGAACCAGTGGAACTATGTCCAGGCGACGGCGCAGACGGTGGCGGCGTTCGTGGCGGCCGACGGCGGCGTCGATAAGACCGAAGAGATCCAGTACGACCTGGTGCAGAATGCCAATCAGGTCGCCGAACTGGCGCTGTACGAGATGTGGCAGCGGCGCGAGCCGCCGATCGGGCCGATCACGCTGGGCCCCGAATACAAGCATTACCAGCCCGGCGATACGCTGACGCTGCTGGCCGATACCGGGCTGTGGCACGAGAGCGAGGATCTGGACGTCGTCGTGCTGAAGAAGACGATCGATCCGCTGACCGGGCTGGTGACGTTCGAATTCGAGGGGGAAAATCCCGCCAAGCATCCCGCGGTGCTGGGCGCGACGGCGACGGCGCCGCCGGCGGTGACGATCCCGACGGCCGAGGAACGCGACATCGCCTTCGGTTACAACATCGATCACAGCGCGGCGCGGCGCTTCGTCGTGATGGTTCCACCGCTGCCGGCGACGTCGGACGACAACAGCATCAGCATCGCGGCGTTCGACGGCACGCTGGACGACGGGCGCCAGTTGATCTTCCCCGCCGACACGACGACTTTGGTGTCGCTGCCCAGCGGCACGAAGTTCGCGCTGTTCCGCGACCTTGGCAGCGCAACCTATGTCGCCGCGGCCGAGCCCGCGACGGCGGAGTTCGCCGATCCCGATATGGCCTTCCTCTACTGGATCGCGACGTCGACCGCGGGTTCCTATCCGTCGGCCGATCCGCCCCCGGGCGGATATGGCGGCGGCGGCGGCTTCTACCAGCCCAATATCTCGATCGAATAGGTTCGACCGGGCAACCCGAGAAGGAAAGAGGATGGCGGCACCACCGAATTACGCCGCGCTCGTGACGGGCGCGGGGGCGGCTTATTGCGACCTAGATCTGGCGAACGACCAGCCGTTCGAACTCAACCTGCGTTTCGTCGCGGTCGATTACAACGCCGCGGCGATCGCGGTCGACGTGCGGTCGCTGCCTGACATCCGGATCACCGGCACGTCCTTGACGGTCAGCGCGCCGACGCTCGACGGCGCCGATACGATCTGCACCGCGTCACTGTCCGAGGCGGAGGTCGAAGCGCTGGGTAGCGCGTCTGAGCCGGGGCGCGAGATCGTTACCTATTACCGCGTCCACGTGACCCCGTCGGGCGGGGCGAAGCGGCTGTGGGCGGCGGGCAAGCTGACGCGACTGGGGAGTTGAGACGATGGCCGATCTGACGCTGCAGCTGTTGGAAAAGCAGGTTCACCTGCACACGGGCGAGAATACCGGCGAAGCGCGTGCGGCGGCGCAGGCCGCGAAGACAGCGCGTGACGATATTCTGAACGATCCCGGATTTCAGGCGGTGGCAGCCGACATGATCGGCCCGGGCAACATCGCCGCCGTAGCGCTGCGTGCCGCCGATATCGAAGCCACGGCAACGAATATGCCGGCCATACTGGCGGCTCCGGGCGCGGCCGCCGACGCGGCAGCGGCAGCGGCGGGACTACAATATCTGTTGCCCGCGACATTCCTGCCCGCGGTGTGGACGGCGGGATATTGGTGGCGACGCCCACGCGGCACCGTCATTCGCGACTTCATCGGCAACAAGCATGTCGACATCGCCACAGCCTTTCCGAACGGCCTGTCGTTCGACGGTGACGGCTGGCTGATCCTCGCCAACCAGGGGGCGAAGCTCCCCGCGCAGGGGCACAAGGCGCAGCTTCATATCTTCGAGGTCAAAGAGGGCGGCGGCACCGGATATTATTTCGCGACCTCCACGGGCAAGGCCGCCGGCAAGGGGCAGGTCGGCGGCCTCGCCACGTGGACCAAGGTCTATGGGGTGCAGGGCTGGGGTCCGCATCAGATATTTCGGCGCGGCGATTCGGGCGGCACCGGCGGCTATGAATGGGAAGGCGGCGGCGTCGTGGGCGTCGCGGCCGTTGCGGCCGACAACCCGACCGGTCAGCCGGTGCTCGCTGCGGCCAGTTCGGCCCTGGCGGGCAAGGCGTCGTGGATTCGCTATATCTGCTCGCTGTATGCGGCGACCGAACCCACCGACGCGGAGTTCAGCCAGGCGGTGCAATATCTGCGACCGGAGCTCGCCGAGCACCGCAAGTGGCTGCGGGTCGAAGATTGCCCGCGCGAAGCGATCCCCGTGTTCGCCTTTGGTGAGAGCACCGACACATCGACGCTGTTCGCAACGGCGACGGCAAGCTTCGCCGGCGACGTGATGACGGTGATCGGCTTCAACGGCAACGCGCCGCGCGTGTTGGAGGCTGGTCACGCGCTGAAGGCGAGCGCCAACGCCGACCTCAACCAATATGTCGTCGCGCAGCTGACCAGCAGCGAACCCGACGGGGCGATGGGCAAGCGCGGAACCTATCGCGTGAGCTGGGCACCCGCGGTGACGGGCAACCAGGCCGTCTATTATCCCGACATGACGGTCGCTCAGCAGAATCAGCGCGCGAACAATGTCCGCGTCGTCGCTCGAAACAGCAACAGTTCGGGCACTACGGGCGTTTCGATGGACCGGCTGACCATGCGGCCGCCCTACGACAACCAGGCGGCACCGAACGTCAAGTCGATCGCACCGAAATCGGGCTGGGCCTATGGCTTCGTTCGCGCCGCCAACGAAGCGCCCGACGACGGGCGCTTCTATGACCTGGTGTTCGTTTCGCAAGGATCGACACAGGATTGCCCGGGCGGTTCCGAAGCCGCGCAGACGACCTCGACCAGCTATGTCAACGCGCTCGGTGGCACCACGAATGTCACCGCGGCGCTGTCGCGCAACGTCAAGAATCTTGTCTCGGCGGGAATGGTTGGCTCGCTGCTCAATCGCAATATTCACCGCGAAGAGCAGCGCAGCCGCAGGATCGGCGTCGGCTACACCGTCGTCCATTGGGTCAAGAGCTGGGGCCTCAACACCGCGTTCATCGGAACGGGCGCGGTTCCCGATGTCGCCACCCCGCTGCAATGGCTGGAAGACGATCGGCAATTCATCATCACCTTTGTCGGCATCGCCGACCCACAGATGACGATCGTCGATCCGCATCAGCCCGATGGCGACGGCGACGGCTTCGCGGATGGCGTCTTGGACGGGGATCCCGATTACCCGAACAGTCCGGCTGGCGTGAACCGTGCCGCCGCCCTGGCGAACGAACGCGACGCCGGCACCGCCTTCAAGGCTGCGCATCCCGCTTCGGTCGACCGGATCGACGGCAACGTCGTCCACCTGAACAGCGCGAATGGCGATCGGGTGCACCCCAGCTTTGCCGGTCAGGACAAGCTCGGCGGGCTGATCCACGCGAATGTCCGCGCCAAGCGCAATGTGCGCACAACGCCCGTTTTTTAGGGAGGCAACGATGCTCCAACCGCAATATCAGTGGCTGCTGGACGGGCTGTTCCCGCCCCCACGGATGCTCAACAGCGCGCTCTTTCTGGACACGCTTCCTGCCGCCGACTGGCTGCGCGAAGTCTGTGTCGACGCGGGCAAGCTGTTCGTGATTTTACCGCCCGAACCGCTGCCGGGGGGCCAGATCGCCGTCAGCGACATCTCACTGGTCACCGACTATGATCCGATGGTCCATGTTGAGCGACCACGCTCCGAGCTGTCCCAGGGTGCGCGACGCCTCGGCCCTGGCAGCGTCTTCGATCCTGCGCAGGTTGGCGTACCCGTCGAACTGGGCGAATGCGGCGACATCGTGCTGCGCGGTGGCGATGCTGGCGTTCTGATCGGTGACGATGGCGATTCCGCGCATGTGTTGCTGGCCGGGCTCGCAGTCGAGAAATGGCCTATAGCCGAATGCAGCTTTCGTCACCCGCCGCAAACGCATGGCAGCGACTTCATGGCGCGTTTCGCCCTGCTGTCCGACGGTACACTCAACCGCCCTGCAATGGACTGGCTTCTGGGGGCAGAAGAGCAGGCCGAATGACCTCAGGCGCAGGCTTTCTCGGCAATCCTTCGTTTCAGTTCGATCCTGCCAGCGGCATTCGCATGAACGTCGTCGGAGCGATGCGCTGCCGACAAGGCTGGAACTACAGACCAGCCGTTCTTCTTTGCGAGGTCGGCGGGGGCGTCGATGACGATCGCACCGACGGGGGCGATTTTCTCAAGGTCGTTTTGCCACGAATCCTTCTGCTGCCGGTCGTTCGCTCCCGCGGATACGATGATGACGCTAGGCGCCAGCTTGGCGATAAGTGGTGCTGCCAAGGGTGCGATCTGGTCGGCGCGCGCTCCGGCCATGCCGGCGTTGAAAACGGGCTTTCCACAAAGTTCAGGGATATAGAGTCGGTGGACAATGCTGTCCCCGATCAGCAGGACGCCGCCGGTCGGGAAATCCTCCGCCCGCTTCTCATGGGCAAAACGCCATTTGGCGTAAGGGTCGAAGGGTTCGCGCCAGCGAATATAGCCCGCAGAGACGCCAACGGACGCGCCGACAAAAATCCCCACGAGAAACAGTACTGCACCCTTCATGCCCGTCGCGTGCCAGCTCTTTCGATATTCGTCAATCAATGAGTAACCGGCTTTTAGGCGCCTCATTGCTGTTTCTGATCTTTTTCTACGTGAAGGGCGCGCTGGCGCCCTTTCTTTTGCTCGCCGCACTGGGCGGCGCCTTGCTGAAGGGCCGATGATGTCGATGAATCTGGAAACCCATGGCGGCGAGATCGCCGCGGCCGCGACCAAGGGCACGCCTCCCTTGGCCGTTACCGGCATGGCGATCGCCGGCGTGCCGCTGCAGGATTGGGTGCTTGCCGCCACGCTGGTCTACACGCTGCTGCAGATCGCGCTGCTCGTCCACAAGTTCGTGAAGGGACGCGCGGCCGAGCGCGCCGAAAAGGGCGGCGCATGACGGCGCCGACAAACGAAGCGACGGGCGGCCTGGGCAAGCGGATCGCGGTCGCGCTGCTCACGCTGAGCGCGGCGGGGTTCGTGACCTGGCAGGCCAGCGAGGGCTATACGCCCGTCGCGGTGATCCCGACCAAGGGCGATGTTCCGACGATCGGCTTTGGCGCGACGCGCTATGAGGACGGCCGCCGGGTGAAGATGGGCGATCGGATCGATCGCGCGCGCGCCACCGAGCTCGCGCGCAACCTGATCCGCGAGGACGAACGCGCCTTCGCGGCATCGATGCCGCCGGACGTCAGGCTGAGCCAGACCGAATATGACGTCTATATCGATTTCGTCGGTCAGTATGGCATGGGCAACTGGCGGCGTTCGTCGATGCGCCGGCAGGTGATGGCGGGGCAATATGTCTCCGCGTGCCGATCGCTGCTGAAATACCGCTTCGCCGACGGTTACGACTGCAGCACGACGGTCAATGGGAAACCGAACAAGCGATGCTGGGGCGTGTGGACGCGGCAGCGCGATCGCGCCGCCAAATGCCTGGCGGCGCAGTGATGACGTTCAATCCCTTTTCCGCAGTGACGTCGAAGATCTTCGGCGCAACGGCGCTCACGCTGGTGATGGTGGTCGGGCTGCAGGGATGCCGGATCGACCGCATCGAGGGCGAACGCGATCGCGCGATCGCGCGCGCGAAGGACGAGGCCGCGGCACACGCCGGTACCGTCGCCAATTATCGCGCGGCCGCGCTGCAGTTTGCGCTCTCCATGACCGCCAACCTCGGCCGCGTGCAGGCCGAACAGCAAAGGATCTCCGATGAAACGCTTGCTTCCTATGACGCTCGTCTTGCCGATGCTCGTCGCCGGCTGCGCGAAGCCGGGGCCCGAACCGATCCCGGCCGCGCCGGTGCGACTGCAATGCCCGGCGCCGGCGATGCCGCCGGCGGCGCTGCTGAAGCGCCCGACGACATTCTTTCTGCCGACGAACGACTGATCGCGGCCGAGCAGGCGATCCAGCTCGACGAGCTGATCAACTGGGTGGAGCGTCAGGGCGTGGTGGCGACGTCGCCGGCCGCTGCGTCAACGGATTGAAGCGCTCGCCGCGCGGCGGCAGCGCCTTGCGCGCGGCGTCGAGCAGCGGCTGTTCGGTCGCAAGGCACGGCTGGATCCCGACGGCGCGCATCACGCCGCGCAGCTGGGTCATCAATTGTGTGGAGCGATAAAAGCTGTCGGTGGTTGCCGACCAGCCCTTGCGGGCGTCGATCGCCTGGCGCCAGAAGTCGTCGAAAGGTTTGCGGTCGCCGTCGCGGCTGAAGCTATGAGCGGCCGCCAGCGCCAGGCGCAACGATGCCGTCGGGCGCATCGGTCCATCCCTCACGAGCTCGACGCACTCGGCGAGGTGGATCAGCGCCAGCTGAAGGATCTTGTCGCGGTCGACTCGCATGGCGGCATCATCGCATTTGTTCCCATAATGTTCCAGTCGTCGGCAAGTTGGGGTGAACCCGCGATCATCCTGTTGCCCGCAACAGAATGATCCCCTGACCGGTCGCCGATCGACGGCAAAGCCGCGCCCAAATTGGGGGTATCGGCGGGGGTATCGCCGCGCGGCGCATAAGCGTCCGGCCGCAGAAATCCGCCCTTTCCCGCTCCGGGCAGCGCGGAGGGATTATCCGCGACACTCGCCGCCGAAAATGGCGGTTTTGCGTTCATCACCGGAGAGACATGATGTTGACGATCGGGGCGGCGAAAGCCGCCGCGCCGCAGGCGCGCGCTTATAAATTGCACGATACGGGCGGTCTGTTCCTGTTCGTCACGCCGGCGGGGACGAAAAGCTGGCGGCTCAAATACCGGTGGCGCGGCCGCGAGAAGCTGCTCGTGCTCGGGCGCTTTCCCGAGATGGCGCTGCCGGCGGCGCGCGCCGCGCGCGAGGCGGCGAAGCTGCAGCTGCTCGCCAGCGTCGATCCGGCGCAGCGAAAAGAGGACGGCCACCGGTTCGAGACGGTCGCGCGCGCCTGGCACCGGCATCAGAAGGCGCGCTGGTCGCGCGCGCATGCCGAGGACGTCATCGCGAGCCTGGTCCGCGATATCTTTCCCGCGATCGGCGCGCGGCCGATCGGCTCGATCGAGCCGGCCGAGCTGCTCGAACTGGTGCGCGCGGTCGAGGCGCGCGGTTGCCTCGAGAGCGCGGGCCGCCTGCGCCAGCGACTGTCAGCGATCTTCGGCTTCGCGATCGCCGAGGGGATGGCGACGACCGATCCGGCCGCGCAGCTCGGCCGCGCGATGGCGGGCGGGAAGCTCGCGACGCCGCACCCCGCGCTGGTGTCGATCGCGGCATGCCGGGCGCTGCTCGCCGCCTGTGCCGCGCTCGACGTCGCGCCGGCGGTCCAGCGCGCGTCGCTGTTCCTCGCCCTCACCGCGGTGCGCCTCGACGCGGTGCGCGGCATGCGCTGGGGCGAGGTCGAAGATCTGGACGGGCCGGCGCCGAGCTGGCGGGTGCCGCCGGCGCGGATGAAATTGTCGCGGGCGAAAAAGGCCGAGGACCGATTCGCACACCTGGTGCCGCTGTCGCCGGCGGCGGTCGCCGTTCTGCGCGCGGCCGCCGCGGATCGCCGCGGATCCTGTGACGGCAACGATCTGGTCTTTCCCGGCCGCGATCGCGCGCGGCCGATCGGCGCCGCGACGCTGCGCGAGCTCTATGTTCGCGCCGGCCATGGCGGCCGCCACGTGCCGCACGGATGGCGCGCGAGCTTTTCGACGATCCTCAACGAGGAACTGGGCGAGGCGTGGTCGGCCGCGATCGACGCGGCGCTGGCGCATAGCCCGAAGGACAAGGTCGAGGCGGCCTATAACCGCGCCGAGCGACTGGCGCGCCGGCGCGAGTTGATGAACCGGTGGGGCGATCTGCTCTGCGGCTGATGCATTCGACGAATGCGCCGGCCGATCGTGCCGAAACGGCGGTCGGGGCTGGCACGGCCCTTGCTCTCGGCCCCTGCCGAGCCATGCGGCGGCGCAGCCGCCGCGCACGACGGTGCTGTCGGCGGTGAGGCCGAGGCGTTGAATTTCGTTCGGGGGGTGGGCCAGTCTATATGGCGCGTGCCGAAGGCACTCCTTTCAAGGGATATTATCTATATCCCCCCGGTTTCAACCGCCCTCGACGATTCGCGCTCCTGGTCCAACAGGGCTGCGATGCGGGCCAGGGTTTCTCCCGCAAGCTGATCGCCATTCCAGGTCGCGGCGTGGAAGTCGCTTGCGCTCATCGCGTCGAGGGTGGCCTTCCATTCCTTCTCGCGCTGCTCGCGCGCCCAGTCGGCGTCGTCGGGCGTCGGGGCCCGGCCCATGAGGGCAGCGACGGCATGTTCCATCGCCTTGGGCAGCAGCAGCGCGTAGGCGTTGCTGACCTGTTTCACCTGGGGGCCGGCACCGTCGGCATCCTCGACGGGCTCGCTGCGGCGAACCCAGTGCAGAAAGCCAGCCGCGCGAAGGCGGCGCAGGGCGGCGTGGACGGCGGCATAGCTGTGGCCGATCGCTTCGGCGATCGTCGCGATCGCGGGGTCGAGCCGTCCGGTCTTATAGTCCAGATAACGCTGATACAGGACCTCGAGCACGGCGAGGCCGATATGCCCCAGGACCCCGTTGCGCACGCCGGCATTCTCGCGCTGGCGCTGTCGTCGGGTGCGGCGCTCGAGCTCGTGCGCGCTTTTCAGGATCGCGCCGATGCGGCGCTTGGCGCCGCGGGTGTTGCCGCCCATGAACGGACGCCAGATGCGATCCTCGATCTGTCCCTTGTAATAGCTGTTGCGCCACACCGGTTGCCCGGAGCGCCGCGACTTGGCCGCGGGCAGGTTGCCGAGGATCTGGCCCAGGCTGCGAGTCGGGGCGTTCAT